GCTAAATGATAGGTTGCTTACGCTAATGCTACCTAAGTAGTCTGCTGCGTTACCAAGAGAGTTTGAAGTGTTTGTTAGAGTCTGATATCCATAACGTGTCATGAAACCAACTACTGGCTCTAATGTAGATGGATCTAAAACAACACCTGAGCTCATTAGTGGAACGTATGGGCAGTAGAATGCTGCTGCATCTGCTTCGCTTGAACCTTTGTAACCAACTAGTACTGCTGTTGTATCTGCTGCATAGCTGTCTACATAAATTCTCATTGCACCATTTAATGTACCTACAAACTTAGTGTTTGTTGGAGCTTCAAATGTACCTTCAGTTGTACGAGCAAAAGCACTTGTGCTTGCACTTTGTAGAACTGTTAGAGCTGCTGGACTTACAACCGCCCAGTTACCTGCGCCACGACGTGTACGCTGAGCAATCTTGTTACCTACTCTGTTCATTAGAACTGCAAGTGCCGCATGCTCATCACCAACGTATGTTGCTGTACCTGATACTGCTGCTTGGTCATAAGCTGCTGTGTTTGCACCAAATGCACTACCTGTACCAGCTGCTGCTAGTGTGCGTAGTGAGCCTAGGATTTCTTGATCAATTTCAGCAGTAATTTCTTGTGCTAGTGCAGCCATAATTTCTGCTTCAACGTCAACACCATGAATGCTCTGTGCATCTTGTGCTGCTTCGAATGTCCAACGTGCTGATAACTTACGAGTTTTCGCAGTTACAGTTTCACGTAGAATTTCAATGCTTAGTGCGTTACCTGGAACACCTTCAAGTGTACCTGTAGCTTCTGCAACGCCATTTGGCTCGTTACCTGAGTAACCAGCTGCAATTGCTGCTGGGCTTAGTGCTTCATCACCAGCTGTTAAGTTACCACTTGGGTTAGTTGGAATAGCAGATGAACCATCACGTGCTGTACCAGCATTGTACTTAACTCTTAGTGTGTGGATCTGTGAAACAGGTCCTGCCATTGGCTGTACACCAACGATTTCGTTAGCAATAACAGTTGGCATTACACGTCTGATAACAGGTAAAATCACCTTGTTAAGAACAGCAACATCACCAGATGCAGTTGCACCAGCTGTTGCGTTCTCTGTAATGTAACGTTTGGTGTTTTCTAGAACAACACCCATGTTCTTACGCTTAGAACCATCAAGACCCTCTAGGAGGGCACCTTTTGTTTCGTCCCAGCGACTTTCAAATAAATTAGACATTTTCTTTCGTCTCCTAAAAATATATTTTTATTGCAAACCAGCTAAACGCTTGATTTCAATGATTTTGCCCTCATCGGCATCTTGCATGGTTTTCTTTTTATTACCAGTTACTTCTTTAGATTCTGCTAAAATCTTGCTTGTAGCTTTAGCATCGTTCTTAAGAACTGCTGGCAAATACTTATTAAATGATGCATCTAAACGGCTTGTTTGAACAGATTCTAGTAATGAATTCATTACTTCTCTCTGATCTTTGTTTAGTGGAGCCATCATTTCTGTTATCTTTTGATCGCGGGCAATGCGATCCTTGATTCTACGAATTTCAGCGTCTTTGCTTTCAATTAAAGTAGATTTATCTTCTAGTGCTTCATGAGACTCAGCTAATTGAGATTTAATTTCTTCAATTGTCTGTTGTAACTCTTTGATGTCAGCATTTTCATTTAAGTATGAAGTTGCAAACTCTGCCGCAAAAGTTTCAAAAATCTTGCGACCAAAGTTGTTTTGACGAGCACTGTTGATGTCTTCTTTAAGTTGAGTTAATTCGTTATTGAGGTTCTTAGTTACTGATTCTTTAACTAAATTGCTTGCACGATCAATAAACTTAGACTTTAGCATTTCAATTTGTTTCTTGCCTTCTGCTACTAGCTTGACTTTTGCTTCAACAACTTCTTGTTTATCCTTATGGAATTCGCTAATTTCTTCTGCTAGTGCATTAACAACAAACTTTTGTAACTTGTCTAGTGTTTGTGCTTGTGCTTTGCGATCTTCGTTTAGTTCTACTAATTCAGCTTCTAACTTTTCAGCCATGAAACTTTCAAATGCCTTTGATTTTTCAGACATTTTAGTATTAAACTTAACTCGATCTTCAGCAAGTGCTTTCTTTTCAGCAGCAACTTGCTCAATTTCTTTAGTTAAACCTTCGGTAACCATTTTATCTAGAGCCTCAACCATTGTTGTTTTATCATGCTCATAACGGCGTGAAAATTCTTCACGTAGTTCACTACGAATCTCTTCACGAGCTTCAGTTACATGAGTTTCCCATGCTTCCTGAATTTCTTGACGAGTTTCTTCGTTTACAATGCCGCTTTCAAGCAATGGTTTGAGTGCATCAAACATATCGGTCAACTCCTAAGTTTAAGTTCTTTGATTAGGCGTAACGCCTCATCTTTTAAATATTTTTGCACACGACTATCTTCTTGTGCCTCTGCAGCAATTCCAAGTACTTGATGTCCACCTCTCATGTTCAACAAGCCTTCATAAATTGCAGTTGGGTATGCATTTGGGGCACTAGGTTGTGCAACTACGTCTACTGTGACGATCTCGAATTCACTGACCTCTCCGGTCGATTCGTTGACATTGCCGCTACCGCGACTTGATACTCCCAGTTTGACACCGCTATCTAGCATAGTGCGTACCAGTTGACCCATCGGTGTTGGGAGTATTTTTAATTTACCATAACCATTCGGACCGTCCATCCACATATCAGTAATCATGTGGCAAACACGATCAAGGTTAATTTTCAGATCGTCTGGATGGTCTACTTCTCCTAATACAGAGTCGCCTCCGGTAATCTGGTCGTTTAACGTTGACACTGCTCTTGTAATTTCTTCTACTGGATAAACTCTTTGGTTTGCGTTCTTTACGCCGCCTTGAATACAAATGCCTTTAAGGTATAGATCCTTGCCATCATTTGCACTTTCTGTAACCATTCGAGCTTGATCAAATGTCAAGTTCTCTTTTAGATATACTGAAGCCATTCTATATTATCCTTGTAATATTAAACCTTCTTCATATCAGGTTTAGTTGTGCCACCCATGTCTTGTGCTTTTGGTGCAGGTGCGCCTTTTTCTTCTGCTGAGCTAGCATTTTTAATGCCACCTTTGCCACTTTTAGCAACAGCTGATTTTGCATTGTCGTCGTCACCGCCTTTTGGCTCTGGTGCTTTTTCTTTGTACTCAACAATTTCTTCAGCTTCTTCAATTTCTTCGGCTTCTTCGGCAACTTCTTCAGCGTCTTCAGCAACTTCTTCATCAGCTGCTTCAAATGCTACTGACTCTTCTGCTTCTTCTGCTTCGTCTTCATCGCCGTCTGCCATTAATTTAGCAAATTCGTCTTTAAGCTCGTCCATTTCGTCTTCTAGCTCAATAACTCTGCTTTCAATTTCTTCCATGTCGTCAGCTGGCTCTTCACCTTCTGGCTCAGCCATGTCCATTTCATCTTCTAGCTCGTCGCTAGCGCCTTCCATGTCCTCTGGCTCCATGTCGTCATCTTCTTCACTGATGCCTTCTTCGTCAGCTTCGATTTCGTCAATAAAATCTTCTACTTCGTTTTCACTAGTTTCGTCTACGTCTGCTTCATCAACTAGGTCTTCGCTAGTAATTAAGTTTTCGTAAATTTCGCGAGAGCTTTCAATAACAATCTCGTGAAATAGTTCGCTTGCTTTATCTTCTTCCTCATTGACAATAAGGTCAATAAGATCTTTCCATTTATCACTCATTTTAT